CGAGTATTTGGAGTGTCATCACATAAATCTAACGTAGTTGTTTGCTCTACTCTAAGTACATACGCCTTACCTGTAACATTAGCTGCTTTAAATTCTACTAAAGGAGAGAAACGAGCGTTACCGTCTGCATCTTTCATACCAAATTGAACAAGTGTTCCGTCAACAATAGCTGCGCCAGTAGGAACTACTGCGCCGTTTTTGTCTAAAATAACTAGCTCGCCAACCTCACTGGCTGCCAAGTTTTCGCTTATATCTGGATCTACCGTAGATACAAATACGTGCATTGAATTATCTGCTTTATACATTTTTTTCTATTTAAAAATTAATTAATTGTTGTTAAGATAAACGGTATGTAACACATGATCCGTCTACATTTGTTAGTCTGGTCATGAACATAGCACTTGAAGATCCCCCTGCAGTTGCAGTTTCATTGTCAGCAGCATTTGCTGCAACAGCCCCACTACCGAACAGCGAACAGTCCGCAGTTCCTGTAACTACAGAATTATGATTAACTGTTGTTGCGATATTTATTACATACCACACAAAGCTATCTCCTATTGCTTTATTTGCACCAAACAAACCAGCTATAACTGCCTTTGCAGGCATTGTTATAGTATCAGTAGAAGCGTGGTTAGGAGTAGCAACTACTATTCCATTTGCAAGCATTGCTGCTGTTAATACAAAAGCTGCATTACCATTAGTACCTAAAGGGGCAGGCGATGTAATTACAGTTGCGTGATTTAAAATACCCGTATCAACTTTTGATGTAAGTACTCCTGCTGCCTGCGCTTTATCTCCTAAACTTAATGCACTAGTAATTGCTATCGCACCTGTGATTGATTGAGCTACCGAGTCAGTTTTACTGACATAATCTCCCACAAGACTATTATAGTCTTGAGCTCTAACGAGAGTGTTACCAACCGATCCTCCTTTATTACTAAGAGGGCCAACGTTAGCATTTGTTATTTTTAATATTCTTGCCATTTTATTTTATTCTATTTCGTTAAGTTCAGTTTTACTTGACTGGTATCTTGGGTCTTCTATATTTTCCAAAGCCTCAAGAACAGCCATCCTTACAATCTCTCTATGTGTGTATTCTGCTAAAGAGCAATCTACAGACACTCCGTCTCCTGTGTTTAAAATAACAGAGGTAGGAGTTGAGACGTATCTTAAGTGGTACTTGTGTACAGTCCCTAAAGCGATTATCTCAAACGTATCCCCTGAATAATCCAACCTATAGGCTATTTTATTAGAGATCCGTTTAAAAGGATCATCCATAACTTTAGTGTATCTATCGTAAGTCAAAGGTTGTACAGGAATTCTGGGGTCTCCATAATTTAATGTACACTCCTCACTTAAGGCATGCCTATAATCATCGGGGAGTCCTATAAATTGGCCTCCGTCTTTGTTGTCAGAGGTAGCAACGTTAGGTGTTTCCGCGTAGTCTTTTATAAGATTACGCAAATCATCCCTCCGCTTCTGATCCTCTTCAAATCCTGTCTTACGAACATTATTACCAAACATACGTTTAGTGATAAATCTATCGATAGCAGCATTTAAAAACAAATCTACTTCAGCTGAAAGAAAGGCTGGGGCGGACCCAGAGTCCGCCTTATCCATTAACACCCTAAATTCTCTATGCATTTCTCCTATAGTCATACTACTTACTTATAGAAAGTTTACCTTTTAAGTCAATATACACTTCCTGATTGTCAGGATTTTGTAAGTATTCTACAGTCTGTTCTCTAGTAAATCCTACAACATCCCCACCTGGTAAGGTGAATTTAGTACCACTTTTAACCAAAATTCTTTCTGTTAAGCAGTCATCAATGAATGCTCTCATTTCGAATGTCGGGTCTTCAATAGTGTCTAAGAAGTCTTTAGGATTCTCGGTTACGATTCTATCAAGCTGTGCTTCAATAAAATCTACAGATGCAGCATCTCCTGCACGTTTACCCATTACCTTAAGAACATTAGACATCTCTGTTGTAGACATGTTACTAAATCGTTTGTAAGCCTTACGTTTAAGTTTAGACTTCTTATTTTCTACCTTGGCTTCTTGCTCGACCGAAGTCATTATGTATTCCGCGAATGGAGAGTCGAATCGCTCTAATTCCGAGTTCGCAACGCGCTGATGCGCTTTAAGCACTAAGTAGACTAACTCATCATCTGGGTTTGCCATTATAAGTTGCTTTCCATCTTTAGGGACGTCTATGAAAAATTTATTCCAATAGTCACCATTGTATCTAGAAAGTGTTCCCGAAGACATATTCATCTTCTTTTCAAGGCGACGTTCGTCTACCTCTGTAAGCCCAGTATTCAGAATTCCAGTTCCACGCTGAGATTGAACTGTCAATCTCTCAAAACATCTAGAGTAACGAATACTCCCGTCGTGATCGTCGGGAAGCCATCCGTGCTTCTTGATTGGTTTTAACGTTACTTTATCTAAAACTGCATTAGAAACACCATCTCCCTCCATCGCTATAGTGGTAGAGGTGTTACCCTCTACCGCTGAAGCATTCTTTGCTTTCGCCATCTTTTGTGTTTTCAAATTAGTTCTTTATTTTTAAATTGTAGAGTTGTAGATTAATTCACAACACGACATAGGGTTTGCGATAAGTACACCTTGCTGCGCTTGTGCGAACAATTGGTAACCATCTACCGAAGACGCTGATCCTTTTGAGAACGACGTGTTAGGTCCTAGTGGTGAAGTAGATCCAGCTACGTGCCACATAAGTTCCTTACGGCCCTTAGGATATACTCTTTTGATGTTCTTCTCTCCACCTGACGTACCCATGTTAAGGATAGTGTAACGGTAAGATTCAGTATAACCACCTTTTGGGTGAGCAATACGGTTACGAACTTCATTATCATATAATGGTAAATGTACTAAAGTAAATCGGATACCTTGTGGTCCCATGTACTCTTTATATTGACCTTGGAATGATAAGTTTTGACCAGAACCTCCTACACGCTTAGAATCCAATGGTTGGAAACGAGCTGCATGATTTTCTAATGCTCTGTGGAATTGTACCATACCACGCTCTCCTGTAAAGGCAACGAAGTGACGTTGGTCTTCTGGAAGAATGTTGATAGATAAATTCAATAATACATCTTCTAAGAAGTCAATTGTAAACTCGTTATAATTGAATTTGTAAGAAGGTGAAATTTGCTCACGGATACCTGCACCCTCGATGATTGGAGTACCAGACTCACCCATCATGTTGTAAGTACCATTCGCTTGTTTGTTAGATTTAGAGAACCATAACATACGTTCTTTCTCCTTAGCCCATTGACAAATGAATTCCCATTCAGCATATTGAGTCCAAATCTTAGAAGTCTTGTTAGACTTAGGATCTAGCATTTCAATAACTAACGGACGTTGGTGCATGTTACCAGGCACTGTATAAGTCTTAGACATGAAAGATAGAGAGTTTCTCATTTTGAACGGAGAAGTATAGCTTGTTTCACCATAAGTTCTGTTTAATGTTCTTTCCTGTGGAGAGTACTCTTTACTTACTTTAGCTCCTGCAACCATCAAAGCGGGCGCAATATCACTAGTAGTAAATACCATTGGTTGACAAGGGTATATCCAGTGAGTTCCTGACATATAAGGTTCTTGCATTACACGTAAAGCTGTCTCACCATCATCTAAGATAAGTTTATCAGTTTTAGCGAAATACTTTTCCCCTAAAGTTAAAAGGATTATTGTACCGCTAGCACCCCCTGTAGAATCAACTATAATAGGTAAAGCTTTCTCATCATCCCCTTTCAATAACCACTCGAAGTCGTTATCATCTGGAAGTTCTTGTTCACCACCACCTATTGAAAGGAAGTAGTCCATACCAGCGTACTGGTTTAGCCCGAACACTCTACTAATGATATTGGATACCAATGTAGGTTCTTGAGCGAATACACTTCCTAAGTGGTTTTCAGTTGTTAAACCAGACCAACTCTTCGGAGCGTACAATTGTAAATTACTAATTGCGTTTGTTGCCATTTTTAATTAATTTTAATTAATCGATTGTTTATATAAATATTAAGCATTTCCTAGGTAATAGATTTTCTCATTGTGCCAAAGTCGACATTTTTTGAGGTTCCTCTACTTGGTCTGGATCCCGCTTTCTTGGTACTCTTAATTGCGTCTGATAACTTTTTAGTTGCCTTAGTCGTTGACTGGCGTTCAAAAGCTGAAAAGTCCCACTTAAGTATTGTTGCTAAATAAGCTATCTTTAGATCGAACTCAGGATCAGTTTCCCTAGCTCGCATTATTTCATTTTTACCATTTCTGTCTAGCTTGGTAATACCCTTATACAGCTCTTCCTTATCTTTAACGGATAATTCAAATCCAGGGATTATTTCCTCTTTAACAGATATATGCTCTTTAAGGTCACCCAACCATTGGGTATGTGCCTCTGCTTTTTGCTTTTGAGCATTCTTCTGAGTAACTATCAGATTCTCTTTCTCTACTGCTTGCATCTCCTTCAAAGAATCTAAAGCGTCTTCAGCTTCTTCTAATAAAACACCTGTATCTTCATATCGGTTAAGCTTCTTAGCTATACGGTCCTCAGACCATCCGCTTCTAGATAATAAATCCTTAACAAGCATTTTCTGCATGTTAACGTTTTCTTCTAAGCCTTCTCTAGACACATTACCATAAGACTGCTCGTTAGCGCTTAGGTTTATAAGATCGTGCATCGAAACTCCAGCCTCGTAGTTGTCTAATAAATACTTAACTTCCTCTGGAAGTGAGTCTTTATATTCAACCACTTTATTATCTATTGTTTCCTGTACTTTATTAAGAACCCATTCCTCAGAGTCTTCGAAGTCTTCATCCTTGAAGTCTATAAGACCGCTTTCTCTTTGCAATTCAGCAAAGACTTTTAAAACATTAACATCTTCTTCAGCGTCTTCTGTTTCTTTAGCTGCCTCAGGAGCTTCCTCCTCAGGGTCTTCTTTTTCTTCTTCCTTCTCTGCTTTAGGCTCTTCCTCTTCTTTACCCTCTTCAATAGGGTCTTCTAAGGGAAGTTCGTCCACTTCTTTGATTGCAAGGCCAGGCTGAAATATCCCTGGTTCTACCTCTACTTCTAAAGCGTCGGTACCTTCTTCTTTTTTAGCAGCAGCTCCTTCTGGGGCAGTAGCTATACCTTCCAGTACGCTTAAATCTAACCCTCCTAAAATATCATCCTCTCCAAATGCCATACTAATTTATTTAATGGTTTAACAAAAATATACATACATTCCCACATACACAACCCTTTTTACTAGGGTTTGTGGAATATTGTCTGAGTTTTATAGCTAAAACATAATCTTATAGATTATGTTTTGCTACCACCCTTTCTTATCTTCTCTCTTTCTATAGTCTCTTTAGACTTTAGCTTTTCTCTCTCTAAGTCGCGCTTAGCCTTGTTTTCTTCTCGAGCGTTGTCAACCTTTACCCTGTCTAAAGATAATTTAGCCAAATCAATACTATCTCTAATTCCGTTGTCATTAACGTCATTATCCACAGCTTTAGCCATGATATTCATCTGAGCTATCTCTAGCTTCGTACGATTATCTTCAGAATTTCTAGCATCTTCTCTACCTTCTTTCTCTTGCTCTAATTGGAGCTTAGCGTGTTCAAGGTCTAGTTTAGCTTGCTCAGACTGCTGCTGCATTTGAACTGCCTCTTGCTGCTGTTGCATTTGCATTTGCTGCATCTGTTGTGCTCTTTGTTCTGCTTCGGCCTCAGCTTGTTTAAGACCTTGTCTAAGATCCGCAAGAGAGGTTGCGTTATATACTTGTGCAACATCTGATAAAGTCATTTTGTCGTTCTGAAGAGCCGCATGCGTAAGCTGCTTGAGCGCTTCGATTGCCATATTATCTTTAGCGGAGTTAGATACAAATAATCCATACTCTGAATTACTGAAGTCTGTTCCGTTAATCTTAAAGAATATGTTAGCCATATCGTCAGTCATATACTGAAGACGTTTAGTCTTCCCTTTATAAACATCCTTAGCTACGTTAAGTAAAGTTTCCATAACTCTAACCTTAGTCTGGTTATGAACCTCGAACCATTTCTCTGTAATGTGAGAAGACTGTACAACAGCTCTCTCTACGTTACCTACTAACTCGCTAGTAGATACTGCACCCATACGCTGAGGTGTTACCCCTGCAAGATTACCTATCTTCTGTTCTACAAAATCTAGTAACCCTATGTGTTGTTGTATGAAATTACCAGTCTCCATATCAATAACCTTATTCTGGTTAGATATGTTACCTGCAAGTTTCCCTGCGGACTGTCCTTTCTTACCTTCGTTGAATGAATCAACAAAACCAAACTTCATAGACTGCGCGTAGTACATCCACTTCTCTATCTCCCATCCGTCAGGAATAAGTGATAAATCTATTAAAGCTATTTTACCTTGGTTGGCTGCCATAGCTAACTCTAGTCTATACCATAAAGTAATGTATAGATAAATCCAAGGGACTAATCTATCCATCAATGATACCGACTGAGTGTTGTTGGCGTTATATATAGTACCTACATAACCAGAACTACATGTAGATAAATTATCCATGTGTCTGAATTGCTGCGGGCGTACACGTATGTTTATGTACGTGCTTTCTCCAATTTTAGTTCCTTCCCAGTACTCACTAACCCAAAGCCATTTAATTGACTCTCCAGCAGAACCGTCTAGTTTGTAAGCTTCAGAAACAACTGCTTCCTGAGGCATCCCTAACTCATCCATGTAAGTTAGATTTCCGATCTTACGCATAGATTTCCAAACAACCTTAGTTACCCTGATGTTTCCATCTCTATCGTAGTAATTATTCATAGCATCTCCATTCTCTTCGGAGCTGTCTTGAATCATTAACTTTTCTGCGGGGTAGTTTAATAGACTCTTACTTTCGATAGAAGAACGGTTTCCGTTCTCTTTTTCTAGGTCGTCTATTTGTTTTGCGGTAAGGTCCTCATAGAAATTATCTAAAACAGAGTTAACCGACATATAAGTGTCTTCCACTATTACGTCAGCCTTATCTACATAATCTTCGTTGTGAGGTAAAAGACAATAAAACTCCAAAGGGTTTATTCTCCTTACAGTAGGTTCGTTAGATATTTCTTCTACACAGTAGATCTCCTCTCCTGCGATAAGAGCATCTTCCCACCCTTTAGCAAACTTAATCTTTAGAGATTGTTCTCTCTCTAAGTAGTTAAGAAGCTTATTTGCTACGGACTCATTAATATCCTGAAAATCGTAGCTAAAATACTTTTGTATGCGCTTAAGTTCTTCAGGGATATTCTCCTGAGCTTCTTGAAACATTTTTTGAGCTTCTTCCTCACTCTCAGGTTTACCAGCACCCTGAAGCATTTGCTCAGTAGATTGCTTGATTAACCCTTGAAAATAAGAAGTTACTGCTTGCTTTTTTTCGCTTTCTTTAGAAGATATAGCACCTTCATTTATAGAGCGCACCATAACAGTGAATGCTCTTTTTGCTTCCTCTCCAAATAATAAATTAAATATAGGGGATACAACGTCATAGTATTGTAATGACGCAGGCATCTCTACAGTATCTCCCAAACCTAAAGGGTCTGTTACATACTCTAAATCTTCTTTATTAAATTTACCATTATACAAGTCATAGTTCCTCTTCTTTTTACTCCGAGGGCTACGTCTTGTATTATCGTATATACCTATAAGGGAAAGGCCTGATTCAATACAGTCCTCTCCCCATTTGGTAGTTTTTTTTAGAAAGCTTAATTTTTGTCTAGGAAACTCTTTAAGCGCCATATGAAAGTTGTATTATGCTACCTCAAGTATCAAATATTCTAAAAGTGGGGTGTTAGCAGATGATTTTACTTTAATAGTCGTGTTGTCTGCGCTTGGGTAGAATAAAAATTCTTCTGGCCCTAACATTGCAAACTCTTGACCACCATCATCAAAAAAGATGATGTCATCTACTAGGTCTAAGTTTTTAGCGTATACATACGCTTTTTCATCAACTGCTCCAGATAAAGCTTCCACAGTTAATTCTAAGAATGCTCCTGCAGCAGTTTTAACCACTGTTAACCCTTGACGGTTATCCCCGTCTATAGTTAAAGAGTCAGTTACCGTCTTGGATATATTTACAGTATCGAACAAGTCTGTACTTGAGATACTAAAGGTTGTTTTTAAAGTTGCCATGTTTTATGTATTAAAGATTATGCTCCTAAAGCTTTTTCCATTAAAATAAATTCCACTACAGGGTTTCCTGTTTTAGGTTCAAGATCCACCGTCTGCATGTGAGCTATAGGAATAAATAAGAATTCCCCTGGCCCTAGTTGAGCAAAGTAGTCACCTGTAGTACCAATACTACCAACAGCTTCTCTTAATCTAATCATTAATATCTCTCCTGAGACAGAACTTAGGTTGTGTAAAAATAAGTAAGCCCTATCTAAAGTACCTGCTAAAGGTCTGATAGCTGTTCCTGTACCTAAAGTTAAGCAGTCTACAGTACCATTACCTGATGTTATTATTCGTCCCATTACCTGGGTGTCTCCCGCAGGAGATAGTACGTCTGTCTCTGTAAAACTAAGCGCTTGCTTTGCAAACAGGTCAGTACTAGAAAGAGACAAAGTTACGTTTACTTTTGCCATGTTATTGTTTTTTTTAAATTCGCGAATTAAAGTACAAAAATATACAATTATTTAGACTACACAACTCCTAACCTAACTACTTATTAATTAAGTTTAAGATTTTATAGCTAAAAGGACTTGCGCTTCCCCCTCTTATACAGAGGTTTACTCCAAAACTCTTGATCGTATATAGTTGTTATTTTTTTTTCTTTTTCTACTGTATGCTTTTTAACCTCTTCTAAATGGTACATAACCATCATGAAAGCCATCACTCTATCAAAGTTATCGTCAGCGTTGTACGCTAT